TGGTATTTTAGGTAGAATTATAAAACTAAAACCTAATGGAGATTTTGATTTTAGGTCATTAGTTATCAACTTAGAGATACCTCATATACCTCAGCCAGAAAAGACTACTACCCTAGCCGAAAAACTGGCTAACCCCTCAGCCAGAAAACTGGCACATAATAATATAGTTATTAATAGAAAAGAATTAATACTTAATATATCCTTTAATACATGGTGGGATTTATATGATAAGAAGGTTGGTAGTAAGACTAAACTAGAATCTAAATGGAATAAACTATCTGACAATGAAAGAATATTAGCTATAAACCATACTAAAGAATACATAATAGCACAACCTGATAAACAATATAGAAAGAATCCTGATACCTACTTAAATAACGAATCATTCTATGATGAGATAATTAAGCCTAAGGAATTTAACCAAGTACCTACAAACAAAATAACTACACAAATTAAACTTAAATGATAGCTATAAACCTACCAAAAGCATTAGATATTGAATCTAATATACTTGGTGCATTGCTTTTAGACAAAAGGACTATACCATTAGTCATTGGTCATTTAAAAACTGACATATTTTATGATCTAAAGCACCAAAAAATCTTTAATGCTATTAAGGATATGTATGATACAAACATATCTATAGACCTTACAACTGTAGCTCAAAAACTTTCCCAAGATGAGGACATCATACGAGAAGGTGGTGCATTTTACCTGTCAAAGTTAACTGATAATGTAACCTCTAGCCATCATATCAACACTCATATTGAGATTGTTATTGAGATGTACAAGAAGCGTGAAGCCTATAAAGTGCTTAAAATAGCTGAGAATCTATGCTTAGATAACGATAGTCAATCTATAGATTTACTTTCTGACCTAAATAGTCAACTTATAGGTTTACAAGAGTATGGTAATATCTATGAAAAAAGCATTACAGATGTAGTTATGGCTATTAACTTTGCTAGGGATTTAGCAAGTAATGGAGAACTTTTAGGATTTAATACTGGTTTTGATGAACTAAACAAGACTATAGCAGGTTGGTGTAAACCTGACCTGTGTATTATAGCTGCAAGACCAGGAGCAGGTAAGACTGCAATGATGCTTTCAAGTGTTTATCACCTAGCTATCCTAAATAACGTCCCTACGGCTATTTTTAGCCTCGAAATGAGCTCCGAACAGCTTGTTGAAAGGTTAGAGTCAATAACAAGTCAAGTGCCCTTAAAACGCCTTAGAACGAATAATCTGAATGATTACGAAAGGAAGGTACTTTTAAAGACAGATGACAAGATAATAACAGCACCCATCTACATAGAGGATACTGGAGGAATCAGTATCTCACAACTCAGAGCTAAGGCTACTATTCTTAAGCAGAAGTATGGTATTAAGGTAATATTCCTAGACTATCTTCAGCTTATGAGTGGACAAGGCAAAGCAAACCAAAACAGAGAGCAGGAGGTTAGTAACATCAGCAGAAGCCTTAAAGCCTTAGCAAAAGAGTTGGAAGTGCCTATTATTGCATTATCACAGTTAAGTCGTAAAGTAGAAGAAAGGGCTGATAAGCTACCAATGTTGTCCGATCTTAGAGAATCAGGTAGTATTGAACAAGACGCTGATATTGTTATTATGCTTATGCGACCATCTTACTACGAAATGAAAGAACCAGTTTCTATTGGAGGCAAAGAATATGACCCAGATGATTTGGTTATCGTTAAGGTAGAGAAGAATAGACATGGCAAATGCTGCAATATGGCAGTACGATTTATTGGAGAAACAACAACATTTGAAGATTATAAATTATAAACAATGAAAGTACTAAAGCAAAAACCTTGTGATGTTGAATATGTAGATGGCGAAGACCTAAACATAGAGAACATGAAGGAAAGAATCATAAGAAGAGCATGGTATGATACTGCTAGATTCCATGACTTAAACGATATAGCAGTTGGTATTGGTATAGGAACTAAAACACTTTACTTTTATGCCAAAAAACTAAAACTACCAAAAAGAAGTGGACTTAAATAGAAACTATAAGAATACTCGTAAGTTCGACATAGAACAAGCTAAGGCTGCCGATGGCACTTACCAAGCATTGTTATTGTTTGCTAGAAACACAAAAGTTATAGTCATTCAACAGCCAAAAGCCTTAAAGCAGAAGTATATGTGGCTTGAATATGAGAATAATGGTCAACCTAGTGGCATAGCAGATACAAGAGTAGAGTTCTTTGCTATCAACTTTGACCTTAAAGATAGAATCTACTTTATTAGGGCTGAGATGCTTAGAATTAAGGCAAGAAGATACTTCAAATGGGGTAAAACTAAGATAGTTGAAGGGGTTAGATATGTAAAAGTTCCAACACAAGAAATAATCCGATGGGATTGACATAAATTTACAAAATGAATAATAAATTACTTATAACATTTTCAGGTGGTAGAACAAGTGCATACATGACTTGGTGGCTTTTTAATGAATGGTCTGAAAAGGATAAATGGGATAAAATTGTAGTATTTGCAAATACAGGTAAAGAATCAGAAGACACATTATTTTTTGTTGATGAATGTGCTAATGAATGGAATATAGACATAAAATGGATTGAAGGTTATCCATCTGATGTTGGCAAAGGTTGGTCGGTAAATCATAAATTAGTAACCTACGAAACAGCTTCAAGGAAAGGTGAACCATTTGAAGCCATGATTAAAAAACTTGGCATACCATTTCAATCAGCTCCATTTTGCTCACCACAGTTAAAAACTGCTCCTATTAAAGATTATTTAAGATCTATCGGATGGTCAAAATATTATACTGCTATTGGTATTAGATATGATGAACAAAAGAGAGTAAATAAAAACCATAAAAAAAATAGAATCATATACCCATTGATTGAGCTTAATCCTGTAACTAAAAATCAAATAAAACAATGGTGGGATTTACAATCATTTGATTTAGATATTCACCCTGACGATGGTAATTGTGTATGTTGTTGGAAGAAATCATTTAATGTATTAGCTAGAATTATGGAAAGAACTCCAAACTCATTTGATTGGTGGCAAGAAATGACTGATAAGTATGGAAGCTCAAATCATAAATCATATAAAGGAGATTTACAAAGCTTTTACAGAGGCAATAAAACCATAAATGACATTAAAGAGATGGCTAAGCTTTCTCAAGCTGAATTGAAGCAAATTAACTTATTTGAGCCCTTAGATGGATGCTCAGAATCATGTGAAGCATTTTAATATGAAAACACTATTAGAACTTATAGATACTACAGATGAGCCCAATATATTAAATAAAAACAGTAATTTCGTTTATATGACATACAAAACAGCAAGTGACTTAACCAAGATGATGCTAGAATATTTAGATAGTTTAGGTTATGAAGTATGGAGGAATAATAACCTAGCAGTTAAAGGAAGGTCTTTTATTGGTAAGAAAGGATTACCTGACATTATAGGTTATCATAAGAACTATGGTCAGTTCATTGCTTGTGAGATTAAAGCTATTGGTGATCGTTTAAGCGTATCACAGATAGAGTTCTTAACGCACTTAGGTATGTGTGGTGGAACATCAATAGTATGTCAGCAAGTATCAGACGGAACAATTAATTTAACAATATTTTTAGACAATGGCGAAAGCAAAATCAGCACTTGGGACGAGTACAAAGGTGAATTTCGGGAAAAGACGCTTGGGTAAAGCGAAGAAAAGAAGTGGACCTAAAGACAAAAACGTAAAACCGTATCGTAAACAGGGTAAATAAAAACAACAATTATGGAAAATTTAGAGTTAGAAAACAAGGCAGAAAATGTAACCAAAACAACTACAAAAGAAGTTAAGGTTACTGTAGTTCCTAAAGAAAGCAAGTTTGTAACTGCTGAAACTATTAAGTTAGTAGAAGACATCTTAAACGATGGTACAGTAGACATTAAGTGGAGAGCTCAACTAAAAGAGCAAGTAAGAAAATACAAAGCAAATGGAGAATAAGTATGACACCATAGTCGAATCAGTGATTACTAAGTATAAAGATAGAGCTAATGTTGGCTTTACGAAATACGGAACTAATCTTGATAGGACTGACTTAAACACTAAAGAATGGGCTGAGCATTTACAGCAAGAACTTATGGACGCTGTATTATACTTAGAGAAATTCAAAGAAGGAATTAAAAATAGTTTATAAACCAAAACAAATATCATGGCAACGCAAAAAGAAAACTTCTTAGGAAGATGTTTTACACTTAGATCAGCTTACGGATCATTCAGAAAAGTATCATTCGGTCCAGAGGACTTAAAGAAACTAAATGAGTTCGCAGCATCAAACAAAGGATGGTGTTCTATCCTTATCAAAGACAAAAAGAACGCAGGACCTGAACAAAGTGATTTCTATTGTGAAATGGACACTTTCAAGGCAGGTGATTATAAACCAACGGACAAAAAATTACCCTTTTAGTTATGAATCCAAAAATTTACAAAGAAATAATCATTAAC